AATAAAGTTTTGAGAGATAAATGTAAAAATTCTATAAAAATGATATCTGTCAGCGAATTAACTGGTAAAAAAATAGTCGTTGATATAAGTATTTATCTTTATAAATATGTTGCTGAAAATGCATTAATTGAAAATATGTATTCGATGTTGTCTATTTTTAATTATTACAAGATTATACCATTATTTATATTTGATGGTAAACCTCCGTCTGAAAAAAGAGATTTGTTAATAAAGCGTATTAAAGAAAAAAAAGATGCTGAAAAAGAATACCATTGTTTAAAAGAAAATTTGACTAATAACGATTTGTGTGTTGAAGATAAACAAGAAATTATATCTACTATGGATATTTTAAAAAAAAAGTTTGTTTATCTAAAAAAAGAACAAATTTGTAAAGTAAAAGAACTTATTTGTAGTTATGGTGCTTGTTATTTAGATGCTCCTGGTGAGGCAGATGAACTGTGTGCTATGCTTGTTATTGAAAATAAATGTTGGGCTTGTTTAAGTGAAGATACCGACATGTTTGTTTATGGATGTCCGCGCGTTTTAAAATATTTAAGCTTATTAAATCATAGTGTTGTTTTGTATGACATGAAAAGTATTTTAAATGAATTAGAAATAAATCAAAATGTATTTAGGGAAATTTGTATTTTATCTGGTAGTGATTATGATTTACAAATTAATAAAAATAATTTAAAAATTGATAATTTGTTAGATGGTTTAGGTTTATTTAGATTATATAAAACGTTTATAGATTCTGATACTACTCCTAATTTAGAGATAAATATAGATGTAGATTCAAAAATAAAATATGATTTTTTTAGATGGTTAAAAAGTTATAATTATAATGAAAAATTTATGGATTATAATTTAGATTTTGATTATGAAACCTTTAAAAATATTTATTCTATTTTTGATTTATCTAAAAATAAATCGATTTTATGTGATTTTCAAAATATAAGTATTGTAAATGGAATTAAATCAACTGAAAAAATACGTGAAATTTTAAAAGAAGATGGTTTTATTTTCATCGAATAAATATAATTTTACAAAAAAATAGTTTAGATAAAAATTAACATCATTAACTAATGATTGATTTGGATACTAAGCATTATTCTATGGATATTTTAAAAAAACATATTTATGAAGTCAGTTTATGGGATATTATTAAAAAACAAAAAATTAATGAAAAATTTGCCGTTAAATATATTTTAAATCCTCGTTATCAACTTACCGAAAGTGAGAAATGTATAAATATCGATAATATTATTTTTTTTCAACCTAATTTAAATCGAGAAAAAATACTTTTTTATTTGAAAACTATAAATTTTGATGATGATGACAGTGTTGATAAGTTTGATACTTATATCAAATAAGTATTTGATTTCGATTTATTTTATAAATAATAAATTTTGTATATTTTATAAATATACAAAATTTTTATAAAGCCCCGCGTGAGAATTGAACTCACGACCTTTACATTACAAGTGTAATGCTCTACCACTAAGCTAGCGAGGCACAAGATATTTTTACAATTTTTTTATAATAATTTTTATAAAAGCCTCACGTGAGGATTGAACTCACGACCTTTACATTACTAATGTAATGCTCTACCACTAAGCTAGCGAGGCACAATATATTTTACAATTTTTCTATAATGATTTTTAAGATTTTTATTTTAAATGCTTTATTTTTTGATATTTATCTATATTTTTCTATATTTTTATTTTTTAATTTAAACACTAGCAGCAACTTCCTTGACTGCCTTGGCAAAATGAGGACTCATGTATCTTTGTAGATTAAAATAAGTCAACTCGTCAGTCTTTTTCAATCTTAGAAGTGTGGTTAGCTTACTGTCAGGATTAATCTTACGACCATTTTCCTTATCTTGAAGATTATTTGTTCTAATGTACTTGTTAATATCACGAGTCACTTCAGTTCTTGCCATTTCGGAACCTGCAGGCTTCTCAAGAAACTTTGCTAGTTCATCACTAATACGAGTAGGCTTAACAAAACCTGAAGGAGCTCTGTTTCCAGCCTTTCTCTTGCGCTTAGAACTTTGCTTCTGTGCCACCTTTAGTTCACGTTGCCATTTCTTCTCCAAAGAACGATATTCAACTTTAATAGCAGAAATTAGATTTCCAACTTGTTGAAGCTTTGCCAATAGCTCAGTAGATTGTTCCATAATATTACTGGAATCAACTTCGGTATTAACAACCTCACTAGATGAAGAAGCATTAACAACCTCGGTAGATGAAGAAACAGTATTTACAGCATTAACAACTGGTGTTACTTCTTGCTTTTCAACCTTTGGCTTCTTAGCCTTAACAACCTTTGACTTAGTTTCAGTAGTAGAAACTGTTTCAGCAACATTCACGGAAACTGGAGGAACAACAACATTTTCGGTAGTAGACTCTGTAGTTTTAGATTTGACTTGTCTTGCCATCTTATTATATACTATCTAAATAATTACTTTTTAAGTGATTTAACGCAAATAATATATATTTTACACCATAATATGGAAATGGAAATTATTATTTTTTATTTTTATAAATTAATACAATATTTTATAAAATATTATACTATTTTATAAATTAATACAATATTTTAATTTAATTTTTTAATTTAATTTTTTAATTTAATTTTTAAATAAAAATATTTGTTAAAAGTAAGAAAAGGATTGAAAAAGCCAGGGTAAAGAAAAAGCGGCATTTTGATTTACTAAAGTAAGAGCTCCTAAAATATAATAAGCTCCTAAAGATTTACTATCTCTATCAATGCCTGTGTTTACGAATTTTTCCAAAACTTCTAGTATCGATTTTTTTACTAAAAATAAATCATTTTCATGATGAATAATAGAAATTCCAAAATGTCTAAATGGATCTCCATATGGAGGACAAATGCTTCGTTTTATCTCAGCTGGTAACTGAGCTCTAAAATTCCAAATATCAGAAAGTTCTCTCATAAATTTAAGTAATTCCAATCTGTTTAAAGAGAGAAACCACTCTGAATTACTATAATTTCCTAAACTATCTATATTTTGAAATAATTCTAAACTTCTTAGCTCAACTATTTTTTGAATAGACAAATTTTCATTATTATCTGTAATAACCAAATCAATATTTATTTTAAGACATTTACTTAACCTTATTAAAGTATTAATATTTTGAAACACAAATTTTGGAATTTCATTTCTATTATATGGATTTTTCACATTTTTTCCTGATTTTATAAATAGGTTATGGAGAGAAATAATATCAAAACCATAAATAAAATCGTCTACATCTTTATAACTGAAAAACTGTGAATAAGGTAAAGATTTTAAATCTTCCATTGTAAAAAAGTCTGTTTCGTTAGTACATAAATTTCTCTTTAAAAAGGCAGGACCATGAAAATTATTGCATTTTCTTTGTAAAAATCCTCTAAATATTTTTTGTATTTTGACAATAAAAGAAGAGAGACGTAAGTAAATAAATATTCGATTTACCAATTCTCTTCTTGTTCCACTTATTTTCAACTTGTATACTTGTGCTATTTCTTTTAACTGTTTAATAGTATAATTATATTTTGTAATCAAATTGTATTCATGTAAATTTGGAATATTAAAATCCTCATTATCAATTTTAGATAACTTTTTACTAATACAAATATGTTTTTCACAATTATTTTTAATAAAGCTCATGTATTCATCTATTTTTTCATTTTTATAATTGTATTTTTTAAATGAGTTATTAGTCATATATATATTAAAGTCATTTATTTAATATTTAATATTTATTCAGAAATAATAAATATTTGTTATTTTCATTTTCTACACTATAAATCATTTTCATTTATTTTTATTTTAAAAAAAAATTGATTTAAAGATAACACTATAAATATAATTATACTATTAAAACATGGCTGACTCTATTATCGACGGAACTCTATTTAATACTGCTAATATTATGTACACTTCTCCAAAGGCAACAGCCCAAGGAGCTAAAAGTGTTAATATTTTAAATAAACACGCAAAAAAAGGATTAGTGTTATCAACACCTCTTATGTTAACATGGGGTGCTGCTGATTTTATTGATGAGAAAACAGGACAACGTGACGGTAAGTTCTCTATGTCATTACAATTTCCAGGGGATGAATATGGTACGGAAGATACAAAGGCATTTTTAGATAATATGAAGTCATTGGAGGATAAGATTAAATCCGATGCTTTGATTTATTCTAAAGAATGGTTTGGTAAGATTCATAAAAATCCTGAAGTAGTGGAAGCACTATGGACGCCTATGTTGAAGTATTCTAAAGATAAAAATAGTGGTGAATATGACTATTCTAAACCTCCAACTTTAAGAGTAAAGATTCCTCAATGGGAAGGAGTTTGGAAGGTGGAAATTTATGATGAAGATGGTGAGAAATTATTCCCAGGTGAACCTAATGTATCACCATTAGATTATTTAAAGAAAGGTTCTAATATTGCTTGTTTAATTCAATTTGCTGGAATTTGGTTTGTAAATGGTAAGTTTAGTGCTAGTTGGAAATTAGTTCAAGCAGTAGTTCAAAAACCAAAGGCAACTTTACAAGGATCTTGTTTTATTAAATTGAAAAATAATGATAAAGAAAAGTTGAAGAATCAGACTCTTGTTGAGGAAGATGTTGAAGAAACATATACAACGAATGTTTTAGTAGAGGATAGTGATAACGAAGATGTTAAGGAAACAGAATATCAACAACCTACTGTTATTGTAAATGACAAAACTGATGATGTACCAGTTCCAGTTGTTGTTGTCGAACCACCAGTTGTTGTAGTACAAGATCAAGCTGAAGAACCAAAGAAGAAGAAGGTTGTCAAGAAGAAAGTTGCCGATAATTAAATAAATTGTAAGTTAGCAGTTAGCAAATAGATTAAATTTTGATATATAATAATTATGTAAACATTTTTATACTTATTATATTTTGTAACTTAATTAAAATACTTTTTTTATTTCACTTTATAAATTTTATTTTAACAATAATATCTGATTTTATTTGAATATCTGATATGTCATCTCTAATTTTAGATATTCCTTGTTTTTTAAAAATATATGTTTGTTCTCTCGCTAAAAATAATTCTTTAGTAGGAATTTGGAATATATTTTTACCTAGATAAAATGGAATAGATTTGTCTTCCAAGAGAGAAAAAGAAAATGGCGTTTCCAAGTAGAATAAAATATTGTTTTCTTCATCAATTTCTACATTTTCAGGTAAAGTAGGAACACATTTCACTATAATTTCGCTATTTGTATTTAGTCCATCAAAATAACATTCATTATGCCATAATGGAACTAAATATAAATTATCATTGTCATAAAGCTTATAAATATTATTTTCAAATAAATCATCTATAGTTGGATTTAAAATATATACTTGGTCTGCTTTACACTTTTCTAAAACAATTATTTTTATTTCAGTCATTGTTTCTTCGCTAATATGAAAAACATTTCTATATTTAGAGAGAAAACAGTAAATTTCAATGGATGTTTCTTTATCCATATTTTCAAATAATTTCAAAGATATTTTTTTACATCCAATAATAATATCTTTAATTATGGCAGAAAAAATTTCAACATGTTTACTTTTGAGAATTCCACTTATAAATAAATAAAGAATATTACCATATTCTGTATTGTTAAATTCAGTATTGATATTTTCGAATTCTTCATCACTTCTATTATTATTTAAAAAACTTATTTCACTCTTTAAAGTATCATAAGCTTGAAGAATTTGTTTAAATTTTTCTGTTGATTCAATAGTATTTCCATTTTTATCTGGATGATTTTCAAGTGCCAGTTTATGATATTTTTTTTTTAAGTTATTTTCATCAAGATTCGCAAAATCTTTTTTATTTATTTCCAATACATTCAAAGCTGTTTCCAAATCCATGATAAAATAGTTATGATTTGCTTAAGTTATTATTTTTACAAAGAAACAAAAAAATAAAATAAAATAATTATTACTTTGTGTATAATTATTTTATTAAATAATATAAATGGGTCATTTAAGAACAAGCGCAAATTTTTATTATAGAGGCGTTCCTAAAACAGCAACTAATTTTGGTAGTGTAATGTTAGGTAATTATTCTATAGTCCAACCAATGCGTTCTTATCCAGGTATAGGAAGTTTTTTGAAAAATTCTATGAACAATGTAATTACAAAAAGTAGATAATTTACAATACCTATTTTTCTAAAAACCGTGTATAATTTTTACCAAATAAAGTAAATAATTTTCTAAATGATATATCGGTCTATAATTATTATTATAGTATTGAAAGAAACAATATGTTTTTACTAAAATTTCTGACATATTTTCTGATTTTATTTTATTGTTTTCCACTAATGTATATATAATATACCATAAACATTCGGTTATATCTAAATTATAAATAAATATATCATAAATTAAATCTCTAAATTTTAAAAATTTCAATTCATTTACATTCAACATTTCATCCATTATTTTATTACAAATAAATTTGTAATTCAACATGATTTCGTTACTATTTTTAGAATATAAATTTTTAATATTTGTTATATTTTCTAATTTAAAATCTGACAACTGTAATTGTGTATTGTATTTTTTTAAACATTTATTGTATGTATTTTTACTAGGACGTGAAACATGTATTATTTCACAACAGTTCAAAATATTATCAGGAATAAAACTAATTTCTTCGGTAATAATAATAAATTTTAAATCAACTTGTGTTGTTGTATTTTTCTGCATATAACTATAAAAGTTATCTAGCAATTCACAATGAATTTCATGAAAATTTTTACAAACAATAATTCCTGACTTTTCGATTTTTGCCGAAACAATATCTATAATTTGCTGAAAAATTTCGTGCCATAATAATTTGGAGTTACATCCTAATAAGGACATATCAATTTCATAGTGAATATCACTTAACTTAAAAAAAAAATTCAATTTATTAAAAATTACTGTTATTTTTTTTTCATACTTTAATTCACTCGGACTATATTTTTTTATAGATTTCAACATTTGAGTATATTTACCTGTTCCTTGTGGTCCATAAAAAATAATATTTTTTAAATTTAATATCGACTCAGGAAATCTATCATATATTTTTTCTAGTTTTGGATGTAAATTTATGACTTCGCTAGTATTTATATATTCTTCAAAATGTGTTTCATAAAATTTCATTACTATAATGTATATTTTTTATTTATATTACTTATTATAATTATAAACTAATTTTTATAAGTAATAATTTTTATATAATTTTATGAAAATATAATGAAAATATATTTTCATATAGTTTATAATGATTGTTGTAAAATCAATAGAACAATATGATATAAATAGCATATATTTTTGTGATCCAATAAAAAATAAAATTGTTGATGACGGAAAATTTATAAAAATTTTGTATTCAGCATCTAATTTCATTTTGAATGGCATTTATTTACTTTTAAATTTTAATGAAATAAATATTGAACGTTATTACAATAAATATAAATGTAATTTTAACATAAATAATAATGAAAAATTAATTGAATCCATTAAAAACATAGAAAACAATCTACTCAGCAAATATGAATTAACTGGTAAAATACCAAATTATAAAATTTACGAACAACTTAAAAATGGAAATATTAAACTTTTTTGTGATAACTTAAAAAAAACCAATAATAACTCTTTTATTTTAAAAATATCTGGTTTATGGGAAACAGATATTTATTATGGATTAACTTATAAATTTATAAAAGTTAATTGATTAAAAATTAAATATTAGATACTATCCATCGGTCGTAAAGTATTTTAAAATTGTTCCCATTATCAAAACACAAATTAAATTCAACATTCCTATTAAATACATTACACCATAAGTAATTGTTGACATTTTACCAGTTGATAAGAATATTTTTGAATTTATTTCTTTGTAAAATAAATATAATTTAATTAAAGTTAAAATAATAGAAATAGCACTAATTGTTGAATATTCGGTAGTTACATGGTTATCACTTATACGATTTTGATATACTATTAATAAATAAAGTGTATAAAAAATAATTCCAAGTGAAATAATGAATGGTCCACTATTAGTCAATATTATTTTAAAATATTCCCACTTAGAAGGATGTATTAATTCTGAAATTTTAGAAACATTATTTAAAGTAAATCCTAAAATCATTAATATTCCTACAGCAATCGTGGAATAAGCAGTTATTAAACATGCTAATTTCGATGTTCCATTGGTGAAAAAAGATACTATATATAATATTACACTTACTAATAAGAGAGAACTATATATAATTGTATACCAATTTGGAATAGACATTTATATCGTTATTAATATATAGTTATATAATTATAAATTTATAATAATTTTTTGTTAAATATTAAATATTAAATATTAAATAATCATCTTTAAATATTCTATAATGAGTCGTTTCAATGTTAATACAAGTCATCCTTTAATTCCCAATTCTCAAGAATATACTTTTTATCAAAAATTTGTTGCTATTCATTCTATCGATAGAGATGTAGTAAAATTTCCAAATGCTTCAGAATTTGAGATTGAATTACCACAAGACTTTTTGAATGTTGTTGCTGTTTCTTTAGAATCATGGTCTTTTCCAAAAACAGATGTATTTAGTATTACTAATAATAACATACAATTTAGTTTTAAAATTTCAGATCCATATAATCCTCATTTGAATAATTATAATGATGAGTTACAAATAGAAATATGTAATGGTTTATATACTCATATTTATGATGATTTTATTATTACTATTGAAGAAGGAGTATATACTCCATCACAAATGGCAATAGAGTTAACAAATAAAATGAATGAAGTTGTTACTACTTTCATTACCAGTTATTTAATTAGCATAAATAGTAGTAATTTAAATACTTTTTCAAGTAACGGAGGATATTCAGAGTTTGTAGTTGCTTTTAATGAAGTAGAAAATAATTTATGGTTTGGTAATAGTAGTAGTAACTTTACAATAACGAATAATAATGAAAGTTTATATGGTTCAAACAATATAAATACATTAAACCAATGTTTTAATTACTCTTTACCCGAATTTAATTATTGGGGATTACCAGCTTATTTGGGTTTTAGTAGAAATAATATTTCCGGAATATCAGTACTAAATAATATTATTCCTAGATTTTACTATGGTGATTATATGCCTGGCGATAAAGGTTATTGGTTACCATCGAATTCTACACTTCCTGGTTCTTCTGTTTACTTCTTAAAAACTCCTTACAAATTAAATATTAAAGGACCGTTTTTTTATTATATAGATATAAAGGAATTGAATTGTATAGATGAAACATCTCCATTTAATTTAAGTAACTTTACTTTAACTACTAATTCTACTAACGGTCGCGTTAATTCATGTTTTGCTAGAGTAAGTGTGGGAACAAATCAAACACCCGATACACAGTGGTATAATCAAAATAATAATCCGTATAAATTATTTGTTCCTCCAGCAGAGAGGTTAAGAAGATTACATTTCTGTATTCGTAATCATAATGGACAATTAGTAAATTTTAATAACTATGAATTTTCTTTTATGCTTGAATTTACACTTTATAATGCTCAAATTGGAAGAAAATATAATTTATATGATCCAAATATAAATAATAAATAATTTTATTCTAAAATTTCCAACACATCTTCTAATCTTATATTATTCATAGGACGATTACCTAATTTTTTTAGTGACTTAGTATTTTCTCCCCAACTAGCATATAAACCATATTTTCCTTTTTTTAATAATAATAATTCACCTTGATATTCCCCTAATTCAATCCCATCTCTTTTTTGTTTTAATTCTATTTTTTTAGAATCTACAATTTCATCTATATTAGATTCTTTTATTCGATAAATATCTATTCCCTTTTTAATTGGTTTAAATGTAACATTTTCTCCTTCTGTACATTTTATAACAGGTCCGTTTTTACCTATTATAAAAGTATGATTTTCATCTATTTTTATACTTTCTTTGGTTAAACCTAAATCTAAACTTGTTTTTTCTCTCATATTTTCTTTTAATAAAAGGATTTGTTGATAGAACTTTTTACAAACTTCTTTTTTAGAAATAATACCTTGTGAAATCAAATCAAGAGCATCCTCCATTTGTTTGGTATATTGATAATTAAACAAGTCTTGAAAATGTTTTTCTAAAAAATCAACTACTACTACTCCGAGTGGTTGAACTATTAATTTTCCTTTTTCATTCCCAAAAACGGTTTTTACAAGTCGTTCTTTTACATATGAATTTCCTGATTCTAATTCATAATTCAAACAATCTATTGATTTTCCGATAACATCTTCTTTTTTAATATATTTTCTTTCTTGGATTTTTTCAACGAGAGAAGCAAAAGTAGATGGTCTTCCTATTCCTTTTTCTTCTAATGTTTGAACTAATTTTGCTTCACTGTAATGGTTTTTTGTTTCTTCTAAATATACAGTACTAGTAACTTTCGTATAATTTACTTGGTAATCCGGTTTATTTATTAGTAAAGATAAATAATTATATTGTTTACAAGATTCTGATTCTTCATATTTTTTTTTTACTATTTTCCATCCAGGAAAATGAATTTGTTCCGATACATTTACAAAAAATAAATCATGAAAAGTTGTTATTTTTGATTCAATGCTATTATAACATGCTTTCGTCATTAAGGTCTCTATTGTATTTTGCCAAATAAGTTTATAGACTTTTCTCTCTTTAGATTCAAATGCGGATGGTAAATCTTCGAGTGAAATATCGGTTGGTCTTATTGCTTCATGGGCTTTATCTTCCTGTTCCACCTTTTTTAAAAAATCATTATTGAAATACTTATCTTCAAATTTACTTGTAATATATTTATGAGCTGACTTTATAAATGAAGTACTGTAATTTTTAGAGTCTGTACGCATATAAGTAATAAATCCTTTTTCGTAAAGTGTTTGGCAAATTTTCATGGTTTCTTTTGGTGAAATATAGATTTCATTACTACATACTTGTTGTATTTTAGAAGTTGTAAATGGTTCTGGAGCGGAATACCATTTTTTTATTGGAGAAGAAACATTGAGTGTATGTGTGAACGTTCTCATCCCTTCGAGAATATATCTCATTTCTACCGTTTCATGAATATTTTTATTTAATTCAAAAGCAATATTAAGGTTATTAATATTAAAATATCCAATTGTCTTGTATAATTGTTTTCCTGGATGTAAATTCATTTCTTTTTGATTATCGTTTATTATTTTCAAAGCAGGTGTTTGACATCTTCCAGCTGATAAACTATTTTTGGTATTACTACAAATATGTTTCCATAATAATGGACTTATTTCAAAACCTACTAATAAATCAAGTATTTGACGAGTTTGTTGAGCGTGAACCAAATTCATATCTATTTTGATAGGGTTTTGAATAGCTCTTAAAATAGCTTCTTCTGTAATTTCGTTAAATAAAATACGTTTGGTTTTATTTACATCTAAACCAAAAACATGACAAATAAAAAAACAAATGCCTTCACCTTCTCGATCATTATCACAAGCAAGAATAACTTCGTTTGTTTTTTTTATTTTTTGTCTTATAAAATCAATTTGTTTTTTCTTTGAATCAATTATTTGATAATTACATGTAAAATCATTTTCAATATCAATGTCTTCGAGTGATTTTAGTTGTGTAATATGACCAGCAGTAGCAACTACTTCATAAATATCAAAATCACTATTATCATTCAAATACTTTTCTATTTTTTTACATTTGGATGGTGATTCCACTATGACAAGATATTTCATTTTGACTACTTTATTATATCTTATATATCATAGTATTTTTATGTTATTACTCACCTTTAATAATTGTATATATATATTTTATACAAATTCTACACGCATGTGTATAGACGTCCGAGTATATTTAGTAAAATAAAAATATTTAATAATATATAAGTATATATTATTATATGAAAATTGTATTTGCCACTATTTTATTTCATTTGTTGTGTATTATTTTTTTTAGTATAATTTATATTTATCTTAAAAAAGGCTTTATAAATAATGCTAATTCATCGTTAAAAAATGACATTAAATTAATAGATATTATTATGTTTTCTACTACAATTCAAGCTGGTGTTGGTCTAACTAATTTGTTACCAAATTCTTTTTATTTGAAATTAGTTACAATTACACAACAACTGTCAATGATATGTTCATATGTTTTTATTTTATATATTATTACTAAATAATCTATTTTTATTCAACTTCTTTATCATAAACTAAATTATTTTGAGGATTAAATAAAATATATTCTTTGATATTCATTTTATATAAAACAAAATTTGGAAACCAAAAACTTGTGTCATTTTTTTGATAAATTCCACTTATATTTATTTTTTTAGCATTTAAACTTTTACAAAGATTCATTACTGCATATTTGTCAAAATAATAAAAACTCAAACGATTATATTTTGGTTTTCTTTTGAAAAAAACATTAGTATTATAATATAATATTTTTTGTCGAAGCTTAGTAAGAATACTTGACTTATCACGAGTTTCCATTACAATAATTTTATTACTTAATAAATACTCGATTAATTTTAAAAATTCATATTGCTCTTGTAGCGTAATATAACCAAAAGCAAATTTAAACTCGAAAAAAGCTTTTTCATTATCCGACATTTGTAAATATGGGTGTGTATATTTTATTTTTTCCATTTGTTCCTTGGTAAAAATAATAGTTGGAACTAATTTTGCAGTTGTATTGGTAAATAAAGAATCAAAGAATTTTTCATTTTTTTCATTCGTAATTACTAAATTTGTTTTTACTTTTATTTTCCATCGATATATTTTATTGCTCGATGTTTTGTAACTTTTTGCTACGGCATAATCTCCAAACCAACTAGAATTTAATAAAAGACAAGAATCGTGCGTTTTCATTTCTTGTTCTTTTGTATATTCAAGTAATTTATCTCCACTTATACTTTTTGCTCCAAATAATGGGAATCCAACTTTTAGAATATTTAAATTAGCTTTTGATATTTTAGAAGTAGTTATTTTTTTTGTTTTATTTTTATTTGTTTTAGATTTAGAGTTGTGTTTTTTAGAAAGCATTTTAAGTACTATATTATATTATATTATAAAAATATTTTATTTATTTTTGGTTGTTTTGAAAAGGGTTTTTATTTTTTAACTATTTCTTTAAACTCTTTCCAAGATACACGAAGCGCTTCTCTCTTTGCTTCACTATTTTTTTCACCAAATTCTTTTTCTATTTTATCCGCTTTTTTTAAAGCACTGTCAATATATAATTCTTTTAAAAGTGTACCAACTAAATATGAACCTTCGTGTTGATTGATTTCACCATCTTCAATTCTCTGTAGTACATTAAGAAATTTATTTAAAATACTTAAATCGATTTCATCTTTTCTAATTTTGTTGTAAATATCTGTATAATAAGTGTATAAAAAATTACATTCATTCATACATTCCAAATGAATCGTTTCTAATGACTCATTGTTTTTACGTAATTTAGCTTTTAATAAAAGCATTTTATTAATTTCATTCGTTAAAATAACGCTATGTTTTAATTTACGTATTAATTCGGTTTGATCCGATACATTATTCTCATCAATCAATTTATTCAATTGTAAACGTTGATTATCATCAAACATATCCATTCTTTTTATAAATATATATTATTTTATTATTCTATTTTTAAACTATTATAACACAATATATTGTATTTACAATATAATTATTTATAATATAATTGTAAAATAAATTATATGTATATTTTATATAATATAGTAAATGGCTTCTTCAAGTATTGTACCACCACCACCAATACCAGCTAATCCAGCACCTCCAGGTATAACTCTACCACAAGTAAAACCACTTACTGTGGGAACAAGTACACCTGGCCAATCCGCTTTAGTTGCTAGTCAAAATCAAGCGGCAAATCAAACAAAAATGATTAATGCTTTACAAGGAGGCAAAAAAAAGAAATGGAAGGGAGGATCTAGTAGTCAATATAATGTGCCTCAATTTCAAATGATTTATCCATGTACAGGAGGTCCTTCTCAATGTCCAAATAATATAATACAGTCTACTTCTGGAACAGGTGGTCAAACGTATGCTAATCAAGTATATGACGGTTTAGTAGGTCAAAAAGCAGGTACCAAAATATGTAGCAGTGGACAGACTAAATGTTGGGGATGTTATAGCGGTGGATCCAAGAAAAACTATAAAAAAAAATCAAGTAAAAAAGGCAAAAAAAGAACTATTAACCGAAAACAAAGCGTTAACAAAAAACGTAAAAAAAGTAAGACAAATAAAAAAAGTAAGACAAATAAAAAAAAGTAAATCTCATAAAAAATAAGTATTATTTTGTAAAATTTACTTAAAATTATATAATAATATTATAAGGTATGCCTACTGGAAAAAATTGGTTTAATTTTATTTATATAAATTTAGGGTTTGTTTTATATTTATTATCCATCTTTTATTTCACATCTGTAAAACAAATAAAAGAAAACTGGCCAAAGTATAGATGTAATCCAATATTTATGCCATTATCTAATAATATTGAACAAGATTTTGTTTATTGTGTTCAAAATATGCAGAAAGGATTAATGGGTTACATCTTACAACCTCTTACTTATATTACAAGTTCATTGTCTTTTTTATCCAATGATTTTATGACGGAAATTAATTCCATAAGAAATATGTTTAATACTGTAAGAAACTTTATTTCCAATATTGTTCAAAGTATATTTGGTGTTTTTTTAAATATTATTATTGAATTTCAAAAAATTATTATTGGAATTAGAGATTTAGTTGCCAAATTAATTGGCGTTTTAACTACATTTATATATTTAATAAGTGGTAGTTTACAAACAATGAACAGCGCATGGAATGGTCCTCCTGGACAACTAGTTCAAGCAATTGGTTCTTGTTTTCATCCAGAAACAAAGGTTAAATTACAAAATGGAGAAAAAATATTCATGAAAGATATAAGTTTAGGAGATATTTTAGAAGATGGTAGTAGAGTAAAAGCAGTAATGAAAATTGATAACCATGAAAATCAAGATTTTTATGTGATAAATGGAGGTGGTGTGGATGGAGAAAATATTTATGTTACTGGAAGTCATTTAATTTATGATAAAAATATGTTGAAATATGTGGAAATTAAAGATTACAAAAATGCCGTGAAACAAAATAAAATTAAATCTAATTGGTTTTCTTGTTTAATTACTGATAATCATACCATTCATATTGGTTCAGAATTATTTTGGGATTGGGAAGATTATATTCACAAGATAAAATAAAAAATTACGAAATTTATAATATTGTATTATATCTGTGAATATTATCCAGTTACTATATATGGATAATATTCTTAAAAGTGTACATAAATTAAGTAAATTATATGATAACATAAAATATTTAGATGAATATGGAACGTCTCTTGTTATTTTCATTACTTTAATGATTATTTTATTCATTATTCATTCCTATTTTTATGTAATGACACACTTACAACCTATTAAAAAAAATTGGTTAAAAGAACGTTGTTCACCAAAAGTATTACCTTTTGCTGGGTTAATTAATAAACCAGAAGGAAAAAGTATTGTAGAATTTACAGAAGAAAATTTCAGTTATTGTCTTCAAAATATTTCTACACAAATTAGTAGTTTTGCTGTTCAACCAATAACTTTTATTGTACATACTTTACAAAATATTTTTAGTTCTATTTCTGGAGATATTCAAGACATTCGTTCCTTATTTAATAATGTACGAACCAATATTCAGTCTATCAGTGAAGAAATTATGGGAAGGTTGATAAATATTACAGTTCCTATTCAACAAATTATTATTGGAATGAGAGACATGTTTGCTAAAATACAAGGTGTTTTCACGGCAGGATTATATACTTTATTTGGAAGTTATATGGCTTTACAAGCAATGATGGGAGCAATTATTCAAGGTTTGATTACCATTTTACTTATGATATTAGCTACAATTCTTACTTTAGTGGTTCTTCTTCCTATACCATTTATTGGTGAAATTATTGCACCAATTTTAGCTGCTGACGTGGCAATATTTATAGCAATTTCGGTTCCAACAGCAATTATTGCTGCTTTTGTTTTGGAAGTTTTGAATGTTCAAGTATCGCCTATTCCTAGTTTATGTTTTGATAAAGAAACTGTTTTTACGTTGAAAAACGGATCAAAAAAAACAATTGAAAAATTAAATGTTGGTGATGTTCTTGAAAAAAATGAGGTAGTTACTGCTAAAATAAAAGTTCATACTAGTGATTCAGTGATGTATAATTTAAATAATGTTATTGTTTCTGGTTGTCATACTGTTTTACATGAAAATAAATGGATTCGCGTAGAAAATCACCCAGATGCTTTAAAAATAGAAAAATATTTGGAACCTTTTTTGTATTGTTTAAATACTTCTTCTAAAAAAATTATTGTGAATGAGACTATTTTTTGTGACTGGGATGAAATTTATGGAGAAAAATTAGATGAATTAATAATTGAATCTCATGAAATTCATAATTTTTTTGATGGAGGTTTTGTGAAAGAAACATTAGTTCCCATGTATAATGGATCGAAAAAACAAATAAGTGATATTGAAATTGGAGATGTTTTAAAAGGAGGATCTAAAGTATATGGTCTAGTAGAAATAAATGGTTCTGATTTTTTGAAACAATATATTTATAATTTAGGAAATAATAATTCTTTTGAGGGAGGTGTTAATTTAAATATGGTTGAAAAAAATGGAGGATATTTTAGTACTTTGGATTTAAATAATTCTTGTAAAAAAGAGAGAAGTATCAAAGATAAAAAATTATATCATTTATTAGTGGATAAAAAATCTTTTTATGTTAATAATACTTTATTTTATGACTATAATCATTGTATAGATTTATTTTTATGATTTATTTTTTGTAATACTTGTCTTGATTATGATTTTTTATAAATAAAATATATTAAATATATATATGGAGATTCGATTTTTTGGATTTAAATTTAGAGTCGAAATACTTATTTTAATTGTTGTTCTTTGGTGGGTATTATTTGGTCATACTTTTTGCGGCTGTAGTAATGTAGGATTAATGGAAGGACTTGCTATGATGAAAAAAAATGGAATCAAAAATAATGGAATGCCTGCACCATTGAAACGTAAATAATTCCAATCATAAATAATAATAATAATAATAGTTTCAAAAGCGAGATTTATTTGTGATTTTTCAGATACACAATCATGAAAAATAAAATTATTATCTATTAAATATGTATAATATGGAAATTGCTATTTTTGGACATAAGTTTAGAGGTGTAATTTTATTATTAATTTTAGTTATTTTCTGGATTTTATTTGGCCATCTTTTATGTGGATGTTGTAAAGTAACTTGGAATAAAGAGGGTTTTACACCAGCAAATACAAATTACGGAGAATCATCTAAATATACTTTAGGTAATTATTCTAAAGTAAACACTTACAATTGGGGAATGCCTAATTTAACAGTAACTCCTGGAAAGCCATTAAGCAGAGGTGTACAACAAATTTTAAATAGAAAACCACAACCGATTCCGTTGCCAGAAGGAGAAATGTTGATGTTTGCCAATACTCCTTTCAAACCAGAATGCTGTCCAAATACATATTCTAATAGTAGCGGATGCGCTTGTATGACCACACAACAATATAATTCACTTAGTCAAAGATCTGGTAACAATGTCCCATATTCTGAATATTAAATGCGTTTTACGTCATAATTCAAATTTAATAAAATATATCTTATTTTTATTAAATTTATTATTCATACTTTTACTTTCATTTCTTTTTCAAGATATTACACTGACCAAAAAGAAAAATGAGACAAACTTATTATAATAACTAATATTTATATTTATTTGTTTTTCTACTTTTTTTATTAATTTTTTTATTTGTTTTCCTCTTTTTTGTTTTTATTACTCTCTTATTCTTACCTCCTTCGATATGTTCAAGTTCTCCGATATCTTCAAGTTCATTATAGGGTCGGTCTAACTCAGCTCTTGCCGCTACATAATTTTCATTATTTTCATCAGGTTCAATTTCATTTTGCGCTATTACTTGTCTTGTTAAACCTTGTAATGTTCCTACCTTTCTCTTATGGATTAATAATCTTGTATTTTTAATAATAGTTGTAATCTCGTTTAACATTTGTTTTGCTTCTTCTAAATGTTTCATAGCTTTATCAACACTTATTTTTTCTTCATCGTTTTCTTCTTCTTTCGGCTCTAAATAATCCTCAATTAAATGAGGATACCATCCGTAACCTTCCTCATCTTCATCTCTTGCTTCATGTGATTGAAGATTCTTCTTTAAGAATTCTTGATTTTTTTTAAAATCATTGTAATTTTTAGTTACATAATTAAGAAATTCTTCTGTAAATTTATCTATATCTGTTGTATCTTTATCTACATTGCTAAAATCCAATTCGTCATCTCTTTTTATAAACTTAAAGTTATTAAGTGGTGTGTTGTAATTATTGTAAAATTCTTCCATATAATATAATATAATAAAATAAAATAAAATAAAAATTCTTTATTTTTATCAGTGATAACTGCGTTTTGTCTCATTTTTCTTTTTGGTCGGTGTAATCGCATTTTTCAACTCTTGTCAATCGTAACACATTTTGCCAACTTGGAAATGATCTTATCTTGAAGTATAGAATCTTCGTGTTTATCTGATCCGCCCATTGACTGCATAATAATTTTAAGATACTGATCATTCACTTTTCCTTCGTCACGCACATAATCTGGATTTTCTAATTTCCATTCAGAAATCTTTTGAATATTTTTATGTGCTATATGTTTTATAGCTAACCTAAGTCTCTCTTTTTCGTCATTTTCTTTTTCCCATCTATCCTGGTCTTTCACATATAAAACTTCTCTCTTTAAATCACTACAATGAACAGGTCTTTTAGACACATCCAATTCTTTCATGTTTTTCACAATAATATTGGTAATCCCATCGACATAACCCAGTTTACCTACATTCTCCAAGTCAGTCATTTTAATTTTCACAGTATTGACAAAGTCCATAATATTCATTGCGTCTTTACAAGTTTCATTCAGAAAAACTTGTAAATTAAATGTTTTGTTATGAGAATTCGTAGTGGTATTATTATTCATAATAATCGATTTTTCTTTACATAATTCCATCATTTTATCATTCTGTTCCAACATCATTTCTTTGAATTCTTTATTCTCTTTGATTAGCATCATAATAATTTCATTTTCAGATAAATTTACAATACCTTCATTCTCTTGTTTTTTACACATTTTTTTATGATTCCATAAACTAGACGCATGCTTATAGGTCTTGCCACAATTACATAAATATTCTTTACCTAGCGGCGTAAAATTAGCTTCGTCGAAGTTCGTCAAAGTTCGTCGACGGTGTTTATCGGTTGAGATATGTCTTTCCCAATCGCTAATTTTAAAGCATTTAAAGTAACATTTTTCACATGAAAATATTTTCGGCGCTTTTGGCGCTTTTGGCGTAAAATTCATTCGTATAATATACGAAGATAAAAAACGCCTAAATCCTTTTTTCTGAAAATATTTAAAAATTATGGTAAGGATTTTTAAATTATTTTTTTGGACATCAGACCATAAAATTCAATTATGCAGTAAAAAACGTGTTTTTGGGAAAGTCTTTTGCGCCTTTTCGATTTTGGACATTCTAAAAATGTCCAAATTTCATTTCCCTTTTGACTTTCCCAGACAGAAATCCTTGAATTTTTAAAGCTAGACCGCCCAGGATTTCTTTAAGTAGGAGAGTGGTTATTAATATATTTTTATATAAGAAACACGGATTATTTATTATTATATACAAAAAAATAATAAAGGTATTTTTGTGTATAATAATAAATGGAAAAAACCAAAGAAGAAAATGATAAAATATATATTTTAGGCTCAATAAAAAATATTGATAGTTTTATAAATAAAAATGAGTATAGAAAAGCATTTGGATTACTAATAGCTGTTCTTGAAAGGCTTGATGATGGTAATCAAAAAAACGAGGTTATAGATTATTATAGTAAAAAATATTGGAACCAGATATGAGCGTTTTTACACCTTTTTACATTTCAAACGCCTGTTTTTTATCTTTAGAAATATATATTATTCAGTCAATTTTAGAAGAAAATGAAAAATGGGATATTTATAGTTTAAGTGTGATTTATTTACATATTTTTGGTAATTTTTCTCGAGTTTTCTCTCTAAAACAAACATTTTTCACTAAAATTATGATGGAACTTTGTAAAAATATTCATCCAGAGCCTTCTAAACGCAGTAACTTACAAAAGTTACAAGAATCTTTTGAATGTTTGTTATGTATAGATTGGTCTTTCGTAAATAAATTATCTTGTGATAAAATGACCTTGTTATTAAAGGAATTAGAGAGATAAATGAAAAAGTATTTACACCTTTTGTTATTTCAAATGACGTTTTTAATGGTAAATATTTAGAATTATAATAAATTTAAGTAAGTAAAATTAATAATTAAAATAATAATGTATAATATATACTTTAATGGTTGAATATATATATTATAATGGAGAAGGTTCAAATAAAAAAGATAAATATACGGTAAAAGAATTTTTAGATATAATGAATAAATACCATAAGAATGAATGTGCTGATTTTTTTTATTATAAAGATAATTATAAACCGTGTCTTGAATATAGAGAAATGGATAAAAAAAATTAGAAAATGAAAAGAAAAATAATTTACCAATGTTTTCTACTGTTAGAAACAAGAAAGAACAAAAGAAATACCAGGATTTGTTGTATAAATGTTATGGGAAAACCAAAAAACAAAGAGACGAAGCTAAAAAACGGAGAAGAAAAAGTTTTCATTGTAATTTAGATGAATATATCACTTATAGTGAAGCGGGAAAAACCAAAATTCCTTCTTGTAGAAAAACAGGAAAAACAAGAAAAACAAGAAAGTCGGCATTTTAATTGTACAAAGGTGTAAAACAAATTTTTATTCTAAAAAGAAGGGTTATCAGTAAATACAGCTGGATTTACTGTTACTGTATTCCCTCCTTGTTGTATAACTGGTTTTAACTGAGTTAATATAAAATTAGCAAATATTACACTTATATAAACAACAAGTGTATCACGGATTAGTAACTTTAAAGGTTTTGCCTCTTTTTCAATAAAACGCATTTCTATGAATTTTATTATTAAAAATATAAACGAGATAACACCAGCAATAATAAAAATATTTTCCATTTAAATTATAGTATCAGATTCTTTATTTTTTTTTTACGCAAATTAATCTAAAACTTCAATATCATCAATTAATAAATCAGGTAATAAATTTAACTCTGGAGGATCAATTACATGAATATCTAAATTATTTAAGTCAGCAGACTGTTCAGAAATGTTTAATTTTACATTTTCTGTATCATCAGAATCATCGCTTTCTAATTTTCGTTGAAGTGCTCTGATTTCACTAATTTCTTCTAAACGCTCAATACTTTTTGGAGCATCTACTTTTAATTCAACATTATTTGTGTCCATTACTAAATCTACATCATTAAACTTTAATTTCGATGAGTTAGATTCATAATTTCCATTTTGAGAATTAGAAGTTATTTCATTATTATTAATATTATTATTACTACTTTTTTCATCGTTTGGAATAATTTCTTCCTTTATTTCTTCCACTACATCTTCTTCAATTGTTTCATCCATATAAGCTTTCAAAATACTTTCTACAGGTATATTATCTCTTAAAGTATTTAAAATACACTCTTGAACAATTATTTCAAGTTCTCGATGATGTTTTTGAACTTGTAGTGGTGGAATATTTATTTCAAAAAGATAAACATTTTTATAAATTTTTCTTGCTGAATTAATATATATCTTATGAATAAAATCATCCAACTTTGGAATATTAATATCAATCTTTTTTTGTTTTTGGCCAACACGCATAGCAGTAAGAATTTTTAACTGAATAATATGTGTACAAACAACTAAATCTTCTAAATAACTACAACCACTTTTTTCACAAATTCTTTTTCTCTCTTGTTCTATAATAGTTGGATTCCATTTTGGTATACGACTAATAAAATTTTGAAAAGTCATTAAATATTTATCTAATTCGTTATTTTCTTTACACAGCTTATAAGCTTCATCAAAAATAGATTTGTATCCTTCTATAATAAGTGGAGTAAGAATAGTAAGTAATCTAGCACTCCATTCATTTTTAGATTCATACAAAGTTGATGTACTAAAATCATCCATATTAAATAAATGAAATATTTTCTAAAACAATATCTGAACTTATATATATA